CCGCGACTCAGGCGATCGAGTCGATCCAACGGGCGGCTGACGAGATCGGCGTCGGGGAGTGGCGCGGGGGGATCGTGCGCCAGATGTGCACGCCGTGGATCGGCAAGAAGGACAACGCCGACGATCTGATCGGCGAGCTGTCGGCCTGGCTTGAGCGCCAGATCGGCGGCGAGAAGTGACCACCTACGTCATCCCGTGCAAGGCCTGCGGTATCCGGATGGTCGTCACCGACCGCCGGATCCTGCTGTGCGACGAGTGTGCCGGCGAGGACGCCCAATCGGAGTCGGTCGATCACATCCCGCCGTGGCAGGTCCGCGGATGAGCCTCGACGATCTGCCGATCCTGCGCATCCCGCCCGGCCCGACCGACGCCGACATCGCGTTCTGGTCCGACCTCGCCTACATGCGCGCGCTCCTGGCCGACATCGACCGCGCCGCGGCTGAGTTACGGGGCGAGACGTGGTGACCGAATGCAGCAAGGGATGCGGGCGCAAGGCCAGCCGCCGGTCAATGTGCAACAGCTGCTATCAGACCTACCGCAACAAGCAAGTGGCCTACGGTCGCTGGCAGACCGCCAAGGTCGACGCCGAGGCGACCCGCGCGCACGTCCTGGCGCTCAAGTCCGTCGGAGTCGGCGACCGCCGGATCGTCGAGCTGTGCGGTGTCTCGCGCAGCGCGCTACAGATGCTCGGCCGCAATCGTCATGGGACTAACGAGCCACTGCGCTCGCAGGTCTTGCGCAGCACGGCCAACCGGATCCTCGCGATCCCGCTCGATGCTGACCACCGCGGCTATGGCGTGCGCATCGACTCGACCGGATCGCTGCGCCGGCTGCGCGCACTGCACGCCATCGGCTGGACGCAGACCGAGATCGCACGGCGCATCGGCTGGACCGTGAAGAACCTGAACCGGTACTTCATCAGCGATCCCGCCATGATCAACCGCAGCACGGCGCACAAAATCTCCCGAGTGTTTGATCAGCTGCAACTGATACCCGGCCCGAGCCAGCGGTCGCGTGACCACGCCAAGGCTCAAGGCTGGCCGCCGCCGCTGGCCTGGGATGAGGACGCGATCGACGACCCGTCCGCGGTGCCCGACGTCGGGGCGCTGGTCACCGTGCCATTCCTTGAGAAGTACGAGGAGCTGCGCGACCTCGGCTACAACGATTTACAGATATTCCGCAAGTGGTCGATCAAGCCTGAGTCGCTGAACCGCCAGCTCGACCGCCACGGCATCAAGGCCAGTCCCGAACTGGTCAACCTTGTGACATCGGCCAAGCACCGCAAGCGGGTCGCATCGTGACCGCGTGCAGCGTGACATGCTCGGCGTGCGAGCGCACCTGGTCGCACCTGTGCGTCGACTGCGCCCGTGAGCAGCGATCGCTACACACCGTTACCACCGGCCACCGGGCCGAGCTTTACGTCCCTACCGAGATGTCGATGGACGACATCCGCAAGGAGATGCGCAGGGCGCGCCGGCTGATGCGGAGACGCGGATGGTGACCTGCCAGTGCGGCCACGACACCGACACCCATCACGACAAGCTCGGCCGCTGCGAGGGCGAGTGCATCGACAGCGAGTACGGCACCTTCCGGTGCCTTTGCCCTTACTACCTCGAGGAGAAGATATGACCAGTAGCGCAGCGCAGTGGGAGAACGCCGAGATCCCGCGCGACCGGTGGGGTCGCCCGATGGTCCTGCCCGCCAAGGGCACCAAGCGGGTCAGTTACCAAAGGACCACGACCTTTGTGAAGTGCCTAGATGACCAGACCGGAATCATGAAGTGGAAGATGCGCCTAGTGGCCGCAGGCATGGGCCAGCGCAAGGATCTCGTCCTGGCCGCCGCTGCCGCCGACCCGACCGACAAGAAGAAGAACCTCGAGATCGCCGAAAGCGCGTTTGAGCACGCCAACGGGACAGGTGGCGATGCGGCAAAGGTTGGCACCGCCATGCACGCATTCACCGAGCGCATTGACCGCGGCGCGCCGCTGGGAGTAATTCCGCAGGAGTACCAGGCCGACATCGAGGCATACCGCGCGGCGACTGAGCCGATGGAGTTCACCGCCATCGAGACGTTCCGCGTGCATGACGACTGGAAGGTGGCTGGCACCGCCGACCGCATCGGAAAGCTCAAGGGCCGCACCATGATCGTCGACATCAAGACCGGGTCCATTGATTACCCGCACGCGATGTCCATGCAACTCGCCATGTACGCGCGCAGCCTGCCGTATGACATCGCGACCGACAAGCGTGCAACCGACGCCGAACCAGTCGACCTGAACCGCGGGATCATCATCCACCTACCCGCCGGGCAAGGGCGCTGCGACATCTACGAGATCGACATCAGCAAGGGCTGGGGCGCGTGCCTGATCGCGAAGCAGGTCTGGGACTGGCGGGGCCGCAAGGGACTCACGACATTGATCGACCCGACCGCCCCGATCCCGGTGCCGGCCACCTGGGAGTCGCTGATCCTCAACGCCCAGAACGTCGACCGGCTGCGCGAGATCTGGCGCAGGGCCTCCGAACTGGGTCAGCTGACGCCCGAGCTGAAGGCCGCGGCGAAGCTGCGCAGCGAGGAGTTGGGGGAGTGACTACGAAGTTGCCGATATTGCAACTGATGCGGCGATATCCAGAAATGCTTAACAACCTAGATCTGAATAAAACGTTGGACAAAAGTGCGTCGACACTTTTTACGGAAGTGCTTAGCGGGAGCTCCACCTACTTTGACATTGAAGTAGCCGCAGATATTTACAATGAAAGGCGTGATAAGCCAGGGATAATTAAGATGCCATACGACTCAATGTGGTTTGAGTTCCCGGCGCCAATCGACCTCAGTTACTGGTTTGATCTTGCCAGCGATGACAATGGACCAATTCTAGGTTTCGGTGATGTTGGTTGCGTGGCATTACGAATTAACACTTCCCAATTCGGAGAAGATATTGAGGGCGACCGAATCGGATTCATATTTGCATTGAGCGTCAACACCGGAATAGCTTTCCCACCTTTGGCAATCTGTTCCGAATATGACGCCGATGGACAGTACATTGAAGCTCGGTATATTGACCTTGACGGCAAAGGTGTAAATGAAGATGCCATTGCTTTTATGGATCACCTGGCAGGACCAGTATTTACCGCTTTGTCTTTAATTAATTGCCGAAATGTGCAGACCGAAGAATCGGGAAAAATAGGGCTATCGCGCAGCGGGGCCGAGAAGCGACGGAAGACCCCAGCCAAGTTTATTCGCTATCACACGATCATTCTTCCTGGCGGAGGTTCGGTATCAGACGGTAAGGGCGGCCATCGCGCCACTGCCCTACATAAAGTCCGCGGCCACTTCAAGACCTTTACTGCTGAGCGACCGCTACTTGGCCGGCACGTTGGGACTTATTGGTGGGGCTGGCAAGTGCGCGGAAATCCCGACAACGGCGTCGTTATCAGCGACTACCAACTGAAGCAACCCGGCAGCGGGGCTCCGCTGCGCCAGTTAGTCAAAGAGAAAGCGAGTAGCAAATGACAACATGGGAAACGATCGAAGTCCCGCGCGGGGCGTATATCGGCTGGGGCTCGAAGAAGGGCCAGCACGTCACCGGCAGAGTGCTCGACTACAGCTCGGAGGGCGGCACTGACTTCAATCAGGCACCGTGCCCCTCGGCCACGATCGAGCTGACCGAGGACGCCGCCAGCTTCAACAAGGACGGCGAGCGCAGCCTGCACGAGGCCGGGTCGCTCGTCCAGCTCAACGCCGGCCAGGTGTCGCTCAAGCGCGCACTGCGGGCCGCGGATCCTTCAACCGGCGATCTGATCAAGATCACGCTGATCAACCTCGCCAAGACCGACAAGGGCTCGGTCAAAGAGTTTGACATCAAGATCGCCCGCGGCGCGGGCGGCAAGGTCGCGCCCAAGGCTGCGGCCGTGGCCGAGGTCGACGACGACGAGCCGCCGTTCTGAGCGGTAGCACTCGGATGGCGGGGTCAGCCGTGGCTGACCCCGCCATCGGGGGCACCGATGACGAGGCGCTCGCCCAGGCGCTGCGCAACCTCTGGCCCATCCTGAGCAAGGATGGCCGCCAGACCGCGATCGGAATAGCTGGCGCTCAACGGTGACTCATCTACTTACATTTGATGAAGCCCGGAGGGAAATCGGAATCACTCCTTCCGCATTGATCAGCGCGATCGAACGTGGGGATCTGACTCAGGTCAACCTAGAAGGAGTGCGAGGATCTACGCGGAAATATGTAACCGCAAAGTCGCTTGATTTATGGATGAACCGCATGAATGGTCAGGACGACCTACTTGATCCGCCGATATCGCAACAGTGCTCACCTCAGACTCAGGTATCCGCTCTGGGATTTTTTATTAAGGAACTGTCGGAAAAGGTTGATATGGCTATTGGCCGTATGGACAACCGCCAAGAGCGCGACCGGCGAACACGTTTGCGGCACACCGTTTCTTCTAGGATTGGCGATTCGTTCGATCCGCACGGCTATTACGTCTACCTGCTATGGGGTGATGACGAAAGCACTCCGATATACATCGGTCAGTCACGCAATGTTCTGAGTCGACTTGGCAGCCATATGCAGAACTCCGAAAAGCGATACTCAGTCAGATCGGTTCAGCTGATCAAATGCAGCGGCCAGGCAACGATGAACCGCACCGAGTCCGCCCTAATTCGGGAATACAAACCACCAATGAACATTGTCGGGACTAAATGACGCTCTGCATCCCCGCCGACATCAACGAGGCCGACACGCTCGGCGCCGCCCTGGCCTACGCCGCCGCCGGCTGGTACGTCCTGCCCGTCAGGACTGACACCAAACACCCGGGGAGTGTTGTCGGGGCCGGCTGGCCGTCGATGTCGAGTCGGGATCCGAAGACGATCGCGGGATGGTTCGCCGGGGCCGATCACGGTATCGCGTTGCACTGCGGTCGGTCTGGCGCGGTCGTGCTTGATGTGGACGACTACGACAACATCCCCGACGAAGTGCTCACCGTCATCGAGACCAGCAAGTGTCCGTATCAGTCGACGCGCACCGATCAGCCCGGCCGCGGGCATTACCTGCTCGCCAACGAGACCGGCCGCAGGATCGGCAACGGGCTCGGCAAGCTCGCCTCAAGTAAGAAGTGGGGCGAGGTCCGCGGAGCCAACGGCGTCATCATCGTCGCCCCGTCGGTGCATCCCGAGGGCGGCAAGTATCACTGGGAGCGCACCGGGGCCGTCCCGCCGATACCGGACTATCTGGCCGAGGCGCTGCCCAGCTCGACCAACCCTGAGAACACTGCGACTGACGCCGAGATCGAGAAGTTCCTCGCGAGCCACACCGAAACCACCAAGCCCGAGGCGCTCACCGGGCTGACGAAAGCACTCGCCGCGAAGTTGGCCGGCGGGCACTCGTGCCATATGTCGACCCTCGGCGTGCTGACCGACGCGATGGCCGAGTCCGCGGCAGGCTATTACGACGCCCGCACAGCCACCAGGACGCTCTACCCGCTCTACCGCGAGACAGTCACCACCGGCACATCCACCGGGCGCACACTGACGAAGACAGAGGCGAAGCACGCCTACACCGGGATCATCGCCTGGGCGATCGGCCAGGCCGACGCCAACACCGGCAAGGCCCGCGAACGGGTCGGCGAGAAGTACCGCGACAACGTCACCGAGATCGCGCCCGAGGAGATCCTGGCCCCGGTGCCGGTCACCGCACCGTTAGAGAGCCTTGAGGGTCACTTCTGGGAGTCCCGCAAGTCACTGAAGCTGATCTATGACGCCTCGCTGTCGCAGATGTGCGCGCCGTGGGCGGTGCTGGCCTGCTGCGTGGCCCGCACCCTCGCCCTGGTTCCACCGGAGATCACCCTGCCGGATGTGATCGGGGGGCGGGGATCGCTCAATTGGTTCGCCGCGATCGTCGCCAAGTCCGGTGGCGGGAAGGGTGCGGCCAACGCCGTCGCGACGATCCTGGTTCCCGGGGACATCCACACCCGCGGCGCCGGATCCGGCGAGGGCATGCTCGAGGCGTACAACCGCCGCGACGAACCGCAGGATCATGTCACGGCCATCCTGTTCTCGGTCGACGAGGTTGACTCGCTCGCCTCGATGCAGGCCCGCTCGGGCCAGACCACGATGACCGTGATCCGCAGCGGGTTCAGCGCCGAGACTCTCGGATACTCCTACCGCGGGCGCACCAAGGAGAAGGTCGACGCCCACACCTACCGCATGACCATGATCGTCTCGGTCCAGCCTGAGCGGTCCAGCGGGCTCTTCAGTGATTCCGGTGGCGGGACGCCACAACGATTCATGTGGTTCCCGGGCCGCGACAAGCGCATCAGGGCGGCCAGGGAGCCGTGGCCGCTGGATGCCAAAGGCCGCCAGCGCACCCTGCCGGCGGTTGACACCAACCGCATGCCGTTTGATGGCATCTCGATTCCGCCCGAGGCCGAGCTGCTGATCTGCCAGGTCCGCGAACAGTCCATGAATGGCGGCGACAACATCCTCGACGGGCATGCCGTGTTCTGCCGCGAAAAGTTCGCCTTCGCCCTGGCGCTCATGGACGGCCGCACCGCCATCGGCAGCGACGACTGGAAGCTCTCCGGGATCGCCGCCGCGGTCTCGGACTGGTGCCGCCTGCGCGCCCAGGGCGCGATGGACAACGCCCAGACCGCCTTGGCTGCTGAACGTGGCCGGCTGCGCGGTGTCGAGTTTTACGAGTCCGAGATCGCCCGGGCCGTGCTCGCCGACGATGACGTGAAGCGGATCCTGCGCTGGGCGGTCGGCAAGCTCAACGCGGCCGACGGTAAACGGATGAAGAAGCGTGAGCTGACGATCGCCGCGAGTGGACGCGATCGGTCGAAGCTGACCGAGTCCATGCTGCGCGGCGTCGAGGCCGGGTTACTGATCGCCGACGAGGCCGAGTGGGTGCTCATATGAGCAAACAAAAGGCCATGTTGGACATTTGTTGGACATGTCCAACATGCCTCTCAAGCCGACCTGGCCTTTTAATAAAAAAAAGAATAAACACCAATCGTATAAACCCTGCTCAAAGCATTGAGAGAGAAAGACCCATGTTGGACATGTCCAACAAATGTCCAACATCGGCCAGCAAACACCGAAGGGCAACGATATGACCCGCTCGCGAGCATCCGCCAAGGCCGCCGGTTCAACCTTCGAGCGCATCATCGCCGACTGGCTCGCCGAGCACCTGGACGACCGGATCGACCGCAGGGTCAAGACCGGCGCGAAGGACAAGGGCGACATCGGCGGCATTCGGCTCAAGGGCCACCGGGTCGTCGTCGAGTGCAAGAACCACGCCCGTACCGATCTGGCCGGCTGGATCGCCGAGGCTCAGATCCAGGCCGACAACGATGGCGCACCGATCGGCGTGGTCGTCCACAAGCGGCACAACGTCGCCAAGCCCGAACGGCAATGGGTCACCATGACGCTCGCCGACTTCGCCTGGCTGATCCGCGAGGCCAACGCATGAGCGACGACCTCCGCACCCGCATCGCCAAGGTGTTGTACGGGCAGATTCTGCACCCGGTTCCGCTGTTCGATTCCCAGCCCGACGAGGTGAAGGGTGTATGGCTCGCGGATGCAGACGCGGTGACCGACCTGCTGATCGACATGGCTGGTAAAGGCGAACTACTCAAGGCGATCGACAGGATGCACCGATGACCGAGGGCGAATGGGTGACTACTAACGACATTGCGATCGTCCAGCGGGCGATCCACGAGGGAATCATTGACGCGTGGCGTTATGGCATCGGGGCGGCAATCCGAACGATCCAGCAGTACCGGGGGCAGAGCGTCGACGTCGAAACCTTCGACAAAGTCATCGACGATTTACGCCGGCAGTCGGCAGATGCGGAGAACGAACGGTGAGCGGTAAAGCTGGGCGTCGGCTCAGAATCGAGATAGCGCCAACCGGATGGCAGGACCGGGCCGCGTGCACCGAACGCACCGACCTCACTTGGTTCCCCGACACTCAGGGGACTAGCAGGTCGCAGATGGCCGCGATCGAGGTATGCCGCGCTTGTCCGGTCGAGCTGGACTGCCTGCGTTACGCCGTGGCCAATGGTGAGAACTACGGCATCTGGGGCGGCATGACCTCGGATCAGCGCACAAATCTGCGCCGAGACCGCCGCCGGTACGCCGCGCTGAACCTCGAGGAGCCCGCATGACGGATTGCCGCAACTGCCGGCGCGACACCGATCTGTTCCTCTGCCAGGTCTGCACCAAAGAGCTCGGCGCGCTCCTGGCCGACCTGCCCTGGCTGCTCGATCAGCTCGAGATCACCGTGATCCGCCAAGACAAGCTTTCGACCGGTGTGATCGGCCGATCCTCCGATAACCCAAGCCCGATCAACGTCGGCGCGATGGAACTGTCGCGCAATCTGCGCGGCCAGCTCGGCACCATCATCCGCGGCCTGACTGAGTACCGCGGCGCCAAGATCCCGCACAAGGTCTGGACAAACTCAGTGATGGCCGAATGGCTCTCGCACAACGTCTCGTCGATCCAGTGCAGTGAGGACGCCGGCCAGATTTACCGCGAGATCCGCGGCGGCACCGAGAACATCCTCGCCGCGATTAACCCATTCTCAAGGATGTACTGCGGCCCGTGCACCTCAGTCACGGGCCGCAGCCCTAGTGGTGATGATATCAAGTGTGGCAAGGATTTATACGCCGATCGGCATAACCCAGAAGATATCCAATGCCCTCAGTGCAACACTTGGATCAATCCACGCGAGCAGTTGATGATTACCTTCAAGAGCCGCGACCTGATGAGCGAAAAGGAATTGATCGAGGCTATGCGAATCGTGGGTGAACCTGTTACTGAAGCCGTTCTAGACCGTTGGTTGCGCACCAACAAGCTGACTGTGCGCGGATACATGCACCGAGGGCAGATCATTCCCGAGCCATTCAACAAGCGAGACTTCAGGATCTTCTCGCTCAGCCAAGCGCGGGAACTACGGGCACGCGACAATGCCAATGCGGGCAAGTGAGCAAGTACAGCGTGGGTCAAGACGTCCAGGTCAACTTTGACGACCTCAAGCATCAAGGCCATATCGAGAAGATCGAAAACGGTTGGATCTACTGCCGCATCGCGATCAAGTGGGCCGAGGACTACGGTTCGATCACTCCACGATTGGCCCCGTACTCGACGGTATGCGTGAGGGAAAGCGACGTCGAACCCATCAACGCCTTGCCATAGTCGCGTGAGTAGGGCATACTAATACTGCTGGCAGATCTATGTCACCGAACCCGCAGGTTTACCTGCGGGTTTCTTTATGTCCGGAGACTCCATGACCGACTGCGACCATGAATACCAATTCGAGTCCATCGAGAATCCCGCAGATCCGCAGGGCAAGAACCCGACCCGCACGATGTGGCTCTTGTGCACGCTGTGCGCGCACCGTCAGGCGCGTTTGACGCAGCGCACCGACGACGAGATCAACGCAGCGATGACGTGATCCTGCAAGCTCTCACCCTTGGCGCGATCGGCGTCACGCTCTGGTCAATCGCGTATCTCATCAACATCTTCGGAAGGTTCGCAATGTCCACACAGGAAGCTGTCGACAAGATTACCGCTCAGATCGGCAAGGCTCAGGTCGAGCTGGTCAACCGCATCGCTGACGTCCAGGCGCAGCTCGATGCCGCAGGCGTCGCCGAGCAGATCGACCTCAGCTCGCTCACCGCCGCCGCCCAGGCCCTCGACGACGTCGTACCTGACGCACCGGTCAACACACCGGTCGACGACGTCGTAGCCGACGCACCGGACGCCGCATGAACTACCTCAGCTCGACCTTCTGGAAGGGCGCAGTAGAGCGCGCGGTCAAGACGTTCGCCGAGGCCGCACTCGCGACCTTGGGCGCAGGCGCACTCAACGTGCTCACTGTCGATTGGGTCGGTGTCGTGTCTGTAAGCGCCGGCGCAACAGTGCTGTCCCTGCTCGCCTCAGTCGCCTCGGCTGGGTTGGGTAGCAAGGGCACTGCGTCGGCCGTCGAGCTCTGACAGGCGCGTGCTGTACGTCGTCATCGGGCCTCCCGCTGGCGGCAAGTCCACCTGGGTGCGCGAGCACGCCAAGGCTGGCGACATCACCATCGACTACGACTCGCTGGCCAACACGCTCACGCCGGCATCAGTGGGATCACATGAGCACACCAGTGACGTGAAGAAGGTCACCAAGGCTGCGCGCCAGGCGGCCATCGACGCGGCACTGAGCCTGACGGGCGAGGCGGATGTGTACATCATCCACTCGACCCCGAGTGCACAGCTGCTCGCCAAGTACCGCGGCCGTGGCGCTGAGATCATCACCATCGACCCGGGCCGCGACATAGTCATGGCTCGAGCTAAGGCCGAGCGTCCCTGGTTTATGCAGGGTGCAGTCAAGCGCTGGTATGAGGAGAACGTCGACATGGCCGCCAAGAGTGAGCGAGGCGGACACCGTTGGCGCCAGCTCGCAGCCAAGTTCAAGGCTCAATGCGCCAAGCGCAACGATCCTTGCATCCACTGCGGCCAGCTCATCGACTACGCAGCGACACCGCAGACAGCGTCAGCGTTCGAGGCCGATCACTTCCGACCGGTCTCGACTCATCCGCAGCTTGCTTTGATGATCGGCAACCTGCGGCCGTCCCATTCGAGCTGCAACCGCTCGCGCGGCGCGAAACCCATGGCAGAAGCCTCAAGCGCCTGGGTGGCCGCCGACTGGTGACGTTTGCTGGCGGCACCTGGGGTTTGCTGGTCCTGCCGAGCCGATCTACATCTAGTGGTCGGCTTTAGGCCTCTGACCTGCGGAAACAGGGGTATGGGGGTCGAAATCGCTGTGACCTGCGGCGATCCGCACCTTTGCCGCGGTAGAGAGATCTCGCAAAAGTCACTCGACCACAACATGTAGACCCCAAGATGGGGCAAGATGTTTGCTGGCATGTTTGCTACACCGGAAAGGTGAAGGGATGGCCCTACGCCATGGCACTCGCACCAAGTACAACGCAGGTTGCCGGTGCCTCGAGTGTAAGCAAGCGGCCAGCGATTACGAGAAGGCGCGCCGCCAGGCGATCAACGCCAACAGGCACGCGCCGGCCAAGCTGACCGCACTTCCGACGCCACGATCGAGCGAGCCCGCAGGGGATTCACCCGCGGTCGAGCTGGGCCGCGTCGAATCCGGTGTCATGGCGGAAGTTGGCGAGTTATCGACGGCCGCTAATCGGCCGGGTCTTGTCCAGATTGCCATCGCCCTGGCGCGCGTCCTCGACTCACCGCTGGCCATTGCGCAGCACCCGAGTGCTGCGCACCGACTCAGCGAGACGCTCGACAAGATCCGCAAGGGATCCGACGCTCGCAAGAGCAAGCTGGCCTCGGTCAGGCAGATGACGACCAGACCCGCCGAGGCTGCCGGTTGATTCTCGGCTGCGAGACGCCGCGCATCTACACCAAGCCCAAGCGCGAGCTCACCCCCGAGACCACGCACGGGTTCGCGGCGATTGCTTTCGCCGAGGACGTGCTCGGTGTCCGACTGTTCCCGTGGCAGCGTTGGCTGCTCCTGCACGCTCTCGAGCTGGAAGAGTGCGACGACGGCGCCATCCGGTACCGGTACAGATTTGTCGTTGTCACCGTTGCTCGTCAATCGGGCAAGACGATGCTGATGTTAATCCTGGCGCTCTGGCATATCTACGCACTCGACTCACCGACCGTGATCGGCACCGCGCAGGATCTTGCCAACGCCGAGAAGGCTTGGGGCGAGGCCGTCGAGTGGGCGCAGTCCGATGAAGAGCTCGGCGACCTGATCGAAAAGGTCAACCAGGGCCACCCGAAGTTTATGAAGCTTGTCACCGGCTGCCAGTACCGGGTCGCTGCGGCATCACGCCGCGGCGGCCGCGGATTCTCCGGTGATCTGATCCTGCTCGACGAGCTGCGCGAGCATCAAACCTGGGACTCATGGTCGGCCGTGACGAACACCATGAACGCCCGGCCGCAGGCGCAAGCCTGGGCACTGACTAACGCCGGCGATGCACTGTCGATCGTGCTGCGCTATCTGCGCGCCCAGGCGCACCGCGAGCTTGGCTGGCCTGACGGCGATGCCGACTCCGAGATCCTCGAGGGTCTCGACGAGGAGATGCAGGAATACCTCGAGAAGAACGCCGACGAGCAAGTGCTCGGCTGGTTCGAGTGGTCCGCAGCGCCGGCCGCCAAGCGCACCGATCGCGGTGCGTGGGCTCAGGCGAACCCGTCAATGAATCACGTCGACATTGTCGAGAACTGTGTGACCGAGCGCGCCATCTCTGCGGCGATGCGGACCAACCCGCCGAGCCAGTTCGAGATCGAGGTGCTGTGTCGCTGGGTCACGATGGCCGAGGCCGGGCCGTTCCCTGAAGGGAGCTGGCGCGAAACCCTCGACAATGCTGCCAAGCCCGCCGAGGACTCGCTGCGCATCGTCTGCCTGGCGATGAGCTGGAACCGCACCAAGTGCTACATCGCCCGGGCCGCCAAGGATGCCGACGGCGTCCCGGTGGCCGGCATCGCCGCCGACCGTACCGGCACCGATTGGGTTATCCCGTGGCTGATCGAGAACCGCGAGAACTACAGCGGCATCGTGATCCAGGCGAACGGCGCACCCGAGACCGCACTGATGGACGACATCACCAACGCCAGACTTCCCGACGGCAACCCGGCGAACCTGCCGATCCTGCCGTGGGCTGGCCCCGAGCTCGGATCCGCAACCGGAGTGGTCTTTGACCGCCTCGATAAGCGCAAGATCCGCCACTTGTCACATCCCGGCCTCGACGCCGCGGCCACCTCGGCCTCGGTGAAGGTGCTCAGTCAGGGCGCGTGGGTCATTGACCTGGCGACCAGCCCGACTGATGCCGCACCGCTCAAGGCTTTCATTGGCGCGGTCTGGGCGGTCGAGACGACCGCACCGGCCCGCCGGTCGGCCTACGAAGAGAAAGACCTCCTAGTTGTTTAACAGACGCCCGCCTAGCGCAGTGGACCGCAAGGTTCTGGTCAACCTCTGCACCGGCAACGCGATTAGCGGCGTCTGTACGTACAACGGCCCCGAAGGCCTGGTGCTGCGCGGCGCGATCGTGCATGAGCCCGACGCCGACCCCTCGCCCGCTGACGGCGAAGTCCTGATCGGAACGATCAATGTCGACTTTATTCAATTGCTTTAACGGGAGGCGCTGATGGCATTCGTCGCCACCGCCGGCTCAGTCGAGCAGCTCTCGCAGCATCGCGTAGTTCGTCCGTCGCGCATCCAGCTGTCGACCACCTATTCGGCGGACTACGCCGAGATCTGGCGCACGCAGGAATCGGTGCGCACCGTGATCTCATTCCTCGCGCGTAACGTCGCGCAGCTCGGCCTGCCGCTGTACGAGCGGGTCGGCGACGCTGATCGCCAACGCCTACAGGATCACCCGCTCGCCAAGATGCTGCGCCAGCCCAACCCGTGGACGAGCCGCTACCGGTTCATCTCGGCGCTGGTGCACGACTTCAGCATCTACAACAACGCCTACTGGCTCAAGACCAAGTTCCCCAACGGCGAGGGCGGCCTGGTGCGCATCCCGCCGCCGATCATCAAAGCGTCGGGCACCGACTGGCTGACCCCGGCAGCGTTCGAGGTCCGCGGCAATACCGGCATGAAGGTGTACCCGCGCGACCAGATCGTGTACTTCCGCGGTTTCGGTGTCGACGCCGACGAGGGCATCAGCCCGCTTGAGGCGTTACGCCGCACACTGCGCGAAGAGTTCACCGCGGGGGAGATGCGCGAACAAACCATGCGCAACGGCGCACGCATGAGCGGCTACCTAGTCCGACCCAAGGACGCTCCCGAGTGGAGTGACACCGCGCGCGACCGGTTCAAGCGCAACTGGCAGGCGCAGTACGCCGGGTCCGGTCCTGGCGCCGGCGGCACGCCGATCCTCGAGGACGGCATGACGTTCACCCCGGTCAGCCAGACCGCCCGGGATCTGCAATACGTCGAGAGCCGCAAGCTCACGCGCGAGGAAGTGGCCGCGGCCTACCACATCCCGCCGCCCATGATCGGGATCCTCGACAGCGCGACGTTCTCGAACATCACCGAGCAGCACAAGATGCTCTACCAGCTGACGCTCGCGCCGCTACTGGTGATGATCGAAGAGGAGATCGAGCTGCAGCTGATGCCCGACTTCGAGCCGCAGCCCGATCGTTTCTATGTCGAGTTCAACCTGCGCGAGAAGCTGACCGGATCCTTCGAGGAACGCGCCGACTCAATTATGAAGGCCGTCGGCGGGCCGACGATGACCATCAATGAGGCCCGCGCACTGGACAACCGCACGCCCATCGACGGCGGCGACGTGCTCATCCGCCCGCTCAATGTGACCCAGAACGGCGAGCCCGACCCGGTGCCTGCCGCACCGGCCGAACCGCCGCCGGCATAGGACGCCAGGAGAACCCATGCTCACTAAGAACGCCACGATCGACATCAAGGCCGGGCCGCAGGACGGCCTGGACGAGGGCCAGTTCGTTGCCTACGCCAGCGTATTCGGCAACGTCGACTCCTACGGCGACATCGTCACCAAGGGCGCATTCGCCAACGATCTCAAACGGTGGGAGAAGTCGGGCAACCCGATCCCGCTTCTCTTCGCTCACAACATGGCTGATCCGGATTTTAATCTCGGCCACGTCATCAAGGCCGAAGAGGACAACGTCGGCCTGAAGGTCACCGCGCAGCTCGACCTCGAGAACCCGAAAGCCAAACAGGTGTACCGGATGCTCAAGGGCCGGCGCATCAACCAGATGTCTTTCGCCTACGACGTCGTCGATGGCAGCACCGAGAAGGTTGACGGTGAGGACGTCTACGAGATCCGCGACATGAAGCTCTACGAGGTGTCGGTCGTGACCGTCGGCGCCAACCAAGAGACCGAAATCCTCTCCGTGAAGCAGTTGCCCTGTGTGGCAGACCGACTGCTCGCGGAGTTCAAAGCCGGCCGAGTGCTATCGGCCAAAAATGAGAGCGAACTTCGCAGCGCGCATGAGGCCTTGGGCCGCGTGCTGTCCGTTCTCGATAGCACACAGGACGATCAGAAGGCCAGCGAGCCGGATCCGTCACGCCAGTCTCACGACGACACCTCAGTCAAGACCGCCCCGACCATCGCGCCAGCGGAGGTTGAGGGAGATCAAGACGACGAGGAGTCCGAGGAGGAGATCCGTGTGGCCAATCCGACCCCGTCCGCCGACTTGGCCGTTCTGCCTGAAGCAATCCTCGGCGAGATTCTCGCCGAAATCGAATAACCAACCCCCCGTAAGGATCTGAAAAGATGAGTACAAACCGCATCGCCATGCTCAAAGAGCGGGCCGAAGCATCATCCAAGCTGGCACGCGACATCGCCCAGAAGGCCGCCGACGAGAACCGCGACCTGACCGCTGATGAGCGGGCCGACTACGACGGCGCCCTGGTGACGCTGAAGAGCGTTCTCGAAGGCATCAAGATCACCAAGGCCGACGAGGCCGTGATCGCACAGGCAAAAGAGTTCGCCGATTCGGTGGGCGTGGCCGATGGCGGCGACGTCCGGGCGCGCATCAAGTCGCTCGGCCTGACCGTCTGCGATTCGCCGGAGTTCAAGGCCATGATGGCCACATTCCCCGAAGGTCGCATCCCGTCCAAGGGTCGCGTGAACTCTTCCTCGATCAGCGTCAAGTCGGTGTTCACCGGTGCCAGCTCCACCTCGGCCGGCGCGTTTGTCGTCAACGATCGCACCGACATCGTCGAGATGCTGGGCCGCAAACCGCTCACCGTTCGCGACCTCGTCTCCAAGCGTCGTACAACGTCTGACGCCGTTGAGTACGTCCGCCAGTCGAGCCACACCAACAACGCCGCAGTCGTCGCCGAGGCCACCAGCGCCGCGGGTCCGACCGTCGTGTCCGGTGTACTCACCAACAACGCCGGCGGCGGCTACAAGCCCGAAGGCGCGTGGGCGTTCGAGGTCGTGACGGCCAACGTCAAGACGATCGCGGAGTTCGTCCCGGTCACCAAGCGGGCACTCGCCGACGTGGCGCAGCTCGAGGGTCTCATCAACGATGAGCTCGCCGCGGACATCGCCGAGGCCGAAGAGGGCGAAATCCTCAACGGCGACGGCTCCGGTGAGCACTTCACGGGCATCACCGAGACCTCGGGCATCCAGACGCAGGCCTTCTCGGTCGATCTGTTCGAGACCGTCCGCAAGGGTGTCACCAAGCTGCGCACCGTGGGCCGGGTCAACCCGACCGCGCTGGTGCTCAACCCCGCCGACGCCGAGGCGATCGACCTCACCAAGGACGGCCAGGACCGCTACTACTACGGCGGCCCTTCGGCCATCGGCCAGCGCACCCTCTGGGGAGTGCCGGTCGTGGAATCCGAGACCCAGGCGGCCGGCGGCGGTCTGCTCGGTGACTTCTCCAAGGCGGTCCTCTGGGATCGCGAGCAGACCACAGTCACGATGACCGACTCGCACGCGGACTTCTTCATCCGCAACCTGGTCGCCATCCTGGCGGAAGAGCGTCTCGCCTTCGGCGTGACCCGCCCGACTGCGTTCTGCACCGTCGCGTTCTCCTGATCTAAGTGGCACTCATAGGAGCGACCGGCAGTCAGCCCTGGCTGTCGGTCGCTCCTATGCAACAAGGAGGAAACGTGCTCAAGCCCTACGACGTCGTCATCAACGGCAACAGGACGACCCTTCTGCTCTCCGACGCCGACGCGAAGGCCCGCGGCCTCACCGCCAAGGCCGAGCCCGCCGTCGTCACCAAAGCGCACGCGCCGGCCAACAAGGCCCGCAAGCCCGTGAACAAGCGCGCCGAGATCGCCGCGCTGGCATTCACCGCCAAACCTGAGAGCGACGACGGGGAGTGACCCTCGATGTTAGTGGCTTGCAGGCATTCAGCCAAGGCGAGTTTGATCAAGACGACGCCGAGTCTGTCCGTCAGCTCGACGCCGGCCTGGCTGCCGCCCGCAGTTACTGCGGCTGGCACGTCACCCCGGTAGCCGCCGCGACCGTCCTCACCCTTGACGGCCCGGGCGCACCGCTTCTCGTCCTGCCGACACTTAAGCTCACCGCGCTGACCACCGTCGTCGAGTTGGACGTAAACATTCCGATCGGCGACCTGAACTACAGCACCCGCGGGCTGATACGCAAGCGGGACTACTACTGGTGGACATCGGACTTCGGCGCGATCGTCGTCACCTTCTCCCACGGTTTTGCATCGGCACCCGACTTCGAGTCAGCCGTCTACAGCGCAACCGTGCGAGGATCCTTCGGACCACCGACCGCCAACTTCCGCGCCGTCGGACCATTCAGCTACGAGCCTGAAGGCAACGTGCATAACGGGCTTTTCACCGACGCCGAGCGGGCAGTATTGGACCGCTACCGGCTGGAAAAGATGCCGTGAAAGAAACGGTCACCGTCACCCCAACAGTCGGCAATGACTCTGACGGCGACCCGGTTGCCCAGGGCGCCCCGATCACTCTGACCCCGTTACAGATTTCCCCGGGCAACATGCTCAACAAGTACGGCAAGGGCGGCGACCTGACCGACGTCGAGTTCACCGTCTATCTGCCGCTGCGCATCCGCACCGCCACCGACATCCTGACCGCCGTCGATGACGTGATTCACGACGGCGACCAGATCACCGTCCGCGGCCGCGTCTGCTCGGTCCTGCTCGAAGTGTGGCGCACCGGCGGCTACCGGGGCGGGGCCGCAGTTCTGGCTCGCTCACGTTCCGGCAAGGCCGCCTAATGGCCAAGCAAGGATTCCGGCGCAACTCCAAGACCCTCGGCCACATCCTCAAGACCGAGGACGGCGGCAAGCGCGCGATCGCCGCCAAGATCCTCGCCCAGATGAACGACTCTGAGGCGTTCATTGAGGAGTACACCACCGACCGCGAAGTGATCGGCATCGTCGTCCCGGCCGACACGCAAGCCAAGAACGGCACCGCCACCAAGGCCGCGAGCGCCGTCGGCATCAGCCGAGGCAATCCGTAGATGGCGCAACACGATCCGGCCAAGGCGATCAAGACCGCCCTGGCCGACTTCTTCGACGGCGCACAACCGGACTGGACCGTCACCCTCGAAGTTCCCGACGACTTCACCCCCGTCGACGGCGAGCCCGTACTGCTCGTCGCCGACGACGGCGGCGACCAAGTCAACGCCGGCGCATGGATGGCTGGCCGGGGACTGCTCCGCATCGTCATCCGGCTGACCGCGTTCGCGCGAGGCCGCACCGAAGCCCGCGCCGTCATCGACGCCGCGGTCGACCGCCTCATGGCCAACCGGCCCGCTGAGGTGGCGCGAATTGAGAACTTCCCGGCCGTGCTGGACACGCGCGATCGGGAGACGGGCGCCTATCTGGCGTCCATCACGATGCCCGTCGTCGTGAAACCCCCTGCCGCATAACAAATCTAGGAGAAATTATGGCTGGCGACGCTAGCAATATCCGCGTGTGGGAGACCGGCGATGTCTTCATCTTCGATCCCGCAGAAACTTACGACGGCGCGACCGACGTGCCGGCCAATATCGACGCCGCACTGGGCGCGGACTGGCTGCCCGCCGGTCTGATGATGGGCACCCCGGGCGTTGGCATGGCGCGCTCCATCGAGCGCACCGATGTCAACTCCTGGCAGCAGGGCCGCGTCAAGGAACGGGTCAAGAACCCGAAGGTCGACGTCTCCTTCACCCTGCTCGAGGACAACGAAGTGACCGACGACCTCGTCGACGACACCGCCGTGCCCTCGATCAAGTACCGCTACGTCGCGCTGGTGTTCACCGAGGACGAGACCGGCGTCGTCAAGCGTTACTTCTCCAAGGCGAAGGTCGGCCTGTTCGTGGCCACCAACAACATCGAGCAGGACATCAACGGCCGCGAGATCACCGGCTCACTGGAGCCCGTCGCCGGTGAGTACTGGACCGTGCAAGAAGGCGTTCCCGCCTAATGCGCCGACTGGTGCTGATCGAGTTCACGACCGCCACCTGGAAGCGCGGCGTCGGGGACCAGGTCTACGTCGACAAAGGCTCGGCGGCCAGCTTCTGCGACAAGGAGAAGGTCGCCGAGCGGGTCGGTCAGGCCGCACCGGTAACCCCGGCGCCGATCGTGGTCGTCGATGTCGAGCCGGTGGACACCCCGCCGGCCGATGCCGACTTCTGATCCGGTAAGGGCAGAGGCGCTCGGCGAGGAGTTCGTCACCGCGACCCATTTGGGCCGCGAGTGGCGGATCCCCGCGGACGTCGACACCTGGCCGCTGGAAAAGGTCAAGCACAGCATCGGGTTCTCGATGACCACCCGCGAGATCCTGATCAATCACATCGCGACCGCCGAGGTGATCGAGGCTCTGCTCGGCCCGCAGTGGGACGACTTTGTCGCACTGGCACCACGACGCAGGAATCTCGTACCAGCGTCGCAGGCTTTCGCTGAGGCGGTAGGGATAGCGCCTAGCACTCAGCGCAGCTCCGACGGCAAGCTACATGATCGAGTGTGGGGTTCAGTCCCGCGACTGCTGGCCGTTCTCGAAACTTGGCCGACCGCAGTCGAATCTGATCTGTCCCGATTCTGGGGCATCGACTACCGCGACCGGTGGCGCTTTGACGGCGGCCGTCGCCTACTCACGCTGCGCCAGATCCACGCCCGCATCTCTCACCTTCCCGCGGATTCTGCGCTGGCGGTGATGCTGGGCCGCCGATCGCCCACCGAGCTGCTGCTCATGGATCTGTACGAGCCGATGGCCGGCAGGGTTCACCCCGCCCGGCCACTCACGCCCGAGCAGCTCACCGAACGCAACGCCGAGGCCGCCGCCAAGGCTAAGGCCCGAGCCGCCTACGAATCACGCCGTGTCGCTCAAGGGCATCGCGGTGTAGCCAGCGGCCTGGAGAACGCCCGCGCCAACGCATCACGAGGAAGGTAGAGATGGCCAAGAAGGTCGAGACCGAGACTCCTGATCCATTAGTGACCGTCGAGTTTAACGGTCACAGCTTCTCCTTCCCGCGCGATCAGGAGGACTGGCCGACGCTGGCCATCATCGCCGCAAGTCGTAAGCAATACGACGGCGTCGTCGAGCACCTTCTCGGTTCTGCGCAGTGGGACACCCTGACGAAGTTCGCGGCCCCGGCCTACAAACAGTTCATGGAGTTCCTGCAACTGTTCGCCGAAACCGTCGCGCGCGAGTGTAGCAGCGATTCCTAATGCCTGACCGAGCAGAGAGGGTAGCCAGTGGCCGGTAGCGACGTCGGCTACTACACCCTGCCGGTCATCCTTTCCTTCGACGGCATCGAGAAGTCGGTCAACTCCAAGCTCGGCAAGGCATTCGGCGACGTCGGCAAAAAGTCATCCAAGGCGCTCGCCGATGGCACCGAGGCCGACCTCAAGCGTGCGGCCGACGCCTACGGCAAGCTGCGCAATAAAGCGGAGGACGCCCTCGGCAAGGTTCGCGTCGAAGAAGAAAAGCTGAAGAAAGCCCGGGCGGGCGGCAAGACCGATCAGATCGCCGCCGCCGAGGAGCGACTGAACAAGGCGCTGCGCGACTCATCTAGCGCCACCCGTGCCGCCAAGGATAGTTACAACGATCTGAGCAACGCACAGAATCGGCTCGGTGATGGCACCCGCGGCCTGGGCGGGAGCTTCGGCAACCTCGGCGACATGGCTGGCAAGGCCGGGGTCGCACTGACCGCCGCGGGCGTCGTCGCCGCCGGCGCAGCACTCGTCGGGATTGCAGCCTTGGGCGCCGGCGTGGTCGTCGCAGGCAAGGAACTGTACGACTTGGGCCAGGTCTGGGACGACGTCGCCGACTCACTCGCCACGCGCACCGCCACCCTCGGCCCCGCACTGGAAAAGCTGACCGGCGCGGTGAGGAACCTCGCGCCCGCGACCGCCTCGTCGATCGGCGACATCGGCAACGTCGTCGGCCAGGTCTCGCAGGCGCTGCGACTTTCCGGCTCGGAGCTGACCTCAGTCTCCAAGTCGATCCTTGACCTTGACCGCATCACTGGTCAGCAGACCAACATCCGCGACCTCGGCAAAGTCTTTCGCGGGTTCGGTGTCGACGCCGGTGATCAGGTCTCTACCCTCGACTCGCTTTACCGCGCCAGCGCCGCAACCGGAATCGGTGTCAACGAGCTACTCTCGGCCGTCACCGCCGCCGGCCCCGCCGCCCGACTCATGGGCCTGGACCTGAGCGAAACCGCCTCACTGCTGGCCACCTTCAACGAGGCCGGCATCGACGGCGAGAAGGCGCTGAACTCGCTAGGCATCGCCGCAAAGAACCTTGCCAAGGACGGCATCGCCCCGGCCGCCGGGCTGCGCGACACCCTCACCCAGATTGAAGGACTGATCGCCGCTGGCGACGAGGCGGGCGCAGTCAACCTCGGCGCCAAGATCTTTGGCCGCGGCTACGGTCCCATCCTTGACGCGATCCGATCCGGCGCACTTGACGCTCAGTCACTCAATACCGCACTGGCTGAGGGCGGGACCACGATCGACGAGGTCGCCAAGTCGACCGCCGACTGGTCTGAGCGTTGGCAGCAACTCAAGAACACGCTCTCAGTCGCTCTAGAACCGCTGGCCTCTGGCGTGTTCAACACGATCAACGCCAAGCTCGACCAGCTGGCCGACTGGGTGACCAACAATCAGTCCAAGGTGATCGGGTTCTTCCAGCAGGTCTCAGAGTTCGCCTTCAGTAGCGCCAAGGCAATCGTCCAGTTCGGCGCGGATGCGCTGCGCACCCTTGGGGAACTGGTCAAAAACTTTGCCGACGGGCTAGCGGAGCTGGGCGGCGTGATCCAGTTCATCCCTGGACTGACCGGGCTAGGTAATGCACTTCAGGATCTTGACGACAACTCCGGCGGCATTCAGGACAAGTTCAACAAGGCCGCCGACGCGATGGAGCGCAACCTGCTCCCCGCCCTCGACAAAGGGGCTGAGTACACCCAGGCGTTCCTCGAGCGCACCCGGCAGGCCACCCGATTCACCGAGGTGCTCGGCGAGGCCGTCGCCACGATCAACGACAACGGCGACATCGTGCTCACCGACAACACTCCCGAGGTCACCGACAAGCTCGAGGCACTTGGCATCACCGTCACCGAGATGCCCGACGGCACGTTTAAGGTCGAGGCCAACACCGAGGACGGCAAGACCGCCCTGGACGCTTTCCGCGCGCAGCAAGAGAAGACCCCAATTAAGGTCGACGCCAACACTACGAAGGCCGACACCGCACTAGATAAACTTTTTGAGGAATACAAAACGCTGTCGATTGGCGTGCAGTTAGGCGACTCAGCAGGGGCGGGTCTATTAGGCGGGGCGCTACTGGGCGTCGGTGGCAATCCCGCCAACGTCTCCGAGGTCGGTCTTCAGCCGCAGAGCGTTGCCGCGCTGCGCGCTATCCAAAGTGAGTTCCCTAATGTTCCGCTGACTTCAGCCAAGGCCGGCCGACAGCTCGATCCTTTTGAGTGGCACCCCGACGGGCGCGGCCTAGATCTAGGGATTCCTAACTGGGACACCCCGGCAGGCAAAGCCTACGGCGATCAGGTCAACGCCTGGATCCTGAAAAACAAGGAACAGCTGGGAGTTCAGGGCACTCTCTGGCAGGTCAAGGATCACTACAACCACATCCACGTCTCGGTGAAGGATCAACCCTCACCGCTACTGGCTCAGATACAGGCGCAGATGGGCACCACGGGCGCACCGGGGGCGCTGCCGCCGATGCCGCCAATGCCATCGGTCTCCTCGCCTTCGACGCCGATCTCCACTCCTGCTATGCCGTCGATGCCAAGTATCAGCGGGGCAACACCCGCGCCTTCCCCCTCGATTGACATGTCCCGGCTCCACACCACACCGATCGGCCCATCCACCCCTGGCGTAAACGAAGACGGCGAGGCGGGATTCTTTGTTCCCGATCCCAAGCAGGTCCGCGAGGCAGACCAAAGAGTCGCGGACGCCCAGGAGAGCATCCTCTCAGCCGACGCGTCCGCCGCGCAGTCCCGCGCAAGCTTGTCGGAATTAGACTCGACCGCATCAGCGTCTCAGCGCCTGTCCGCAGAGGAGAGCGTGAGGGCGGCCGAGTCCCGCGCGCTGAAGGCACGCCGAGAGGCCGCCGACGCAGCGACCGATCTGGCTGAGGCGCGAAAGGGCAAATTCACCAAAGCCAAGGATGCAGAGAAGGGCCAAGGCGCAGGCTCGCAATCCGGTGGACTAGGCGAGCTGGGCAGTATCGCCTCGAGCTTCCTGACCGAGACGTTCGGGCTGCCGGACCTGACCCAGTTCATGCCGCTGCAAATGGCCAGCGGGCTGCTGAGTGCCTTCATGCCTTCGATGACCGGGGAAGGCCAGACCGTCGGCGGCACCTCGTCGGCACCGTTCGGCATCCCCGACATCGCCGCACCGCCGATGCCTCAGGGTGGCATGCACGGCGGCGCCGGCGCAGCACCCGGGCCGGTCAACATGATCACCGTTGATCAGAGCCAGAACTTCAACAACTCCCCGGTCGGCTCAGATCCCGCGGCCGTCGAGAAGGCGCGCCAGGCCAACATCAACCGCGCGCCGCGCCTGCCGATCGGAATGGGTGCGCAATGACCGCCTGGCGTGACCTCCCGCAGCATCTCCGCGTTCCCGGGATGAGCAACAAATGGGTCGGCAACGATCACCAGCCGGATGTCTGGCATCTGTCAGGGTTCAATGAGGGCGCCGAGGGCGTGTTCATCAGTGGCCCGATCAAGGGACTGGTGCACCGCCCGTTCAAGAGTGTCTGGCATGAGCCTGCCTACGGCCCGCCGCGGTTCGAGCGCACCATCGACGAGCGCAAAGAGATCTCCACCCGCATCGCGATCTGCTCGGATAGTGAGTACGGCTGGCAGGACGTAGAAACCAAGTGGTGGAACGGCTGCACCGGCGACGACCAGGGCTACTGGTGCACCAGCACCAGGCGCACCGGGGAGCTGTGGCTGCCGATGCAGCTCGCCGACGCCGTGCAGACTGATCTGACCGAGGATCCGGGCTACTCGAACTACATCCAAGAGTGGGACATCCTCCTGGCCGCCGACGGCGAACCGCGCTGGCGGATGCCGGACCTCCAGCCGCCCGACTTTGCGTCCTATCTTGTTCCCTCGGAGATCTCCCCGGGCACCTACGTCGGCAACCCGGTCATCACGCAGGTGTTGCGCGACGAAGAGTTCGGCGCGCCGATGATCGACGTGGCCATCGGAAAGTTCAAGGTCGCCAACCGCGGGACCGCGCCGGCCTGGCCGATCTTCACACTCTCCGCGCCGACCACCGGCAAGAAGCCGACCCGCTGGTGGATCTCCAACGGCTCAACCTCCGACATGGTGCGCGTCCCGCCGATCTACAAGGGCGAGCACCTGATCGTCGACACCAACCCCGAGCACTGCATCGCCATCTCGGCGATCGACCCGGTGGATGACTGGACAAAGCAGATCATCCGCAACTCCGGTCTGCTGTCCTGGCTTAACGGCCAATACGGCGAGAGCGGCATCAGTGTGCTTGAGCGGTTCCATGGCCAAGGGTTCTCCAACCCGATCGCACCCGGCACCGTGGCGACGATCACCGTGTTCTGCGACCGCACCGATATGCGCGCCTCGGTACGTCTGCCGCAACGCTACGAGCGCGCCGTCTCGTGACCCTGACCCCGAGCGAGTTCCGCGAGATCTCCCAGGTCCTCGACGACCGCCGTGTCGCCGCGCAGTCCCGCAAAGTTCCGCAGCCGCTGATCCGGTTGTGGGACAAGGACATGAAGCTGATCGCGCGGATTATGATCCCCGAGACCTGGGAGTGCGAGGAGATCGCGCACGACAACGGCATGGCCCGCATCGAGATCGTCGGCAAGGACAACGATTGGCTGCGCGAGCTGATTATGTTTCAGACCCGGCCCGCCGAGGATCTGCACATCACCATCGACCCAGACCCGGCCAAGCCGAAAGACTTCAAGAACCGCTGGGGCGGCAAAGTCGAGACCCTCGTCGACGAGGAGCGCCAGGGCAAGCC